TACCACTGCCACTACCACTGCCACTACCGGAATACCCGACAGCTTTTACAAGTATGCACCAGTCCGACCGGCTAAACAATACCTTGCAAAAGATGTGGAATAGCCCCCCGGCTATGACATTATATAGAGGTCACCCCGCCCAGGAGTTAAGTGATGCCCAATCGAATTTCCGACAAATTGAAACCAAGACCACACACCTTACAAGGTTATTTCACACGGCCCCAGTCAAGCAAGGTTACCCGACCACACACCTCATAAGGTTATTCCCCCTCGACCACCCCCCGCTTCCATGCCATACTCCGGGCGTTTCATAAATCTCCGAAACAGGCCGGTGTCATCGCAGTCGCCTCCCTTATGGGAAATCTCGGTGACACTGGCCACCTCGCTGTAGTATTGGGAGGCCGCACACCCTCCCAGTGTATGCAAGCCCCGACAACCATTCCTCCTTTGGTTACCGGGGCTTTTTTATTGCAATTTGCAACCCCTCGAACATATACTCAGGCCATGAGCGAACTTCATGACTTTGAAAACGAAGCCAACATTGCCACTCTGGACACAGAAGTGGAAATGATTGCAGTCAATCACCACCTCCTGCGAAAGGATCAGGTTACCCTGCTGCTGAATGCAGTTGACCCCTATATGGATCATGAAGATGTTGAGTACGGTGCCGAGTTCGACATCAAAGAAGAGATCAATGCACAGATAACACTGGTGCGTACCATGCGTAGATCCGTCTTGAACCAGAATGGTGGGCTCAAGCTCGATGCAACTACCCGGGACATCAAGGAAGTCATCGCTGCCGGCACTACATTGACCAACCTGCTCATGAAGTCGCACGAAGCGATCTTAAATGCCGACAGGCAACGGGCAATGGAGGCTGCACTCAAAGCAGCTGTCGAAACACTCGATACGGACACCCAGGCTATCTTCTTCGGTACTTTAGAAGAGTTACTGGAACATATTGAGTAAAAATGAACGAAACCGGTGTATTTATGAAGGTTTTGGCCATTTTCCTGTATAAAACGCCTCAAAAATGAACATTTCTTGTATAAAACAGGGTGAAATGAAGTGATTCCGCAGGCAAAAGCGCTACTAAACAGGGCAAAAATGTCCGTTCAGGAGATCCGTGACCTGTCTGGTCTGTCCCGTTGGATCGAAGAAAACACCCAGAACCCCAAGGAAATAACCAAGAAGTGGGGCTACGCCGATCACGAGTATCAGGTAGACATACTCAACGATGATCGGCAGAAGGTATCGATCAAGAAATGCTCTCAGGTCGGTATGTCGGAAGTGGCTGTGCGTATGGCACTCGGTTTGTTATGTGTTATGCCGAACTCTACAGCGATCTACACTCTGCCCTCATCGAAGTTTGCCAGTAAGTTTTCCAAGGCTCGGATCGATCCTGTTATCAAGCATTCAAAATTTCTTAAGCCTCTGGTGCCTGCTGCAACCAACTCGTCAGAACTTAAGTTGATTGATAATTCGTTTTTATATATCACCGGTTCATTCGGGCAGACGGCAGCTATCTCGGTGCCGGCTGATATTTTGATAAGAGATGAAATTGATTTTTCAAATCAGAAAGCGTTGTCGACTTTTGCATCACGTTTAGGTCATGCGAAGGATGGGGGGATTACGCGAGACTTTTCAACGCCGACAGTTTCAGGTTATGGAATTTCCAGAGCATACGATGTCAGTAGTCAGGCACGTTACATGGTCAAGCATGATAAGTGTGGTGAGTGGGTGGCTCCGATCTTTTTGGAAGATGTTGTTATCCCAGGTTTTGATAATGATTTGAAATTGTTTGAACCTGCAGACCTTGAAAATTATACGTACAGGGTTGATGAGGCGTTTGTGAAATGTCCTCACTGTGGAAATAAAATAACGGAAGTGAATTTGGCCGCGCCGGAAAAACGTCAGTGGGTGCATAAATTCGACAAGCCCGATCACGGTGGTTACCAAGTTTTACCTTTCGATGTTATCCGCGTGAATCCGATTGCTAAAACTTTGAAGCAGTTGGAAGAGTATGAACGGAAAGCTGACTGGGTGAATTTCAAATTGGGTGAGACTTATGAAGATGCTGAGACTTCGTTCATCAATGAGATGATTAAGAAGTATTTGATACCTGGGCAAGATATTGGAGGGGGTTGTGTGGCAGGGATGGACGTTGGTAAGACATCGAACATCCTGATTGGTAAGCGCAATGCTGGTGGCGGGATGGATGTCATTTACGCAGAAAGAATTAAGCAAACCGAAGAGGATTACCTGCACATCAGAGTCATGCAATTGATGAAGCAGTTCGGGGTGATTAAGTTGGTTGTGGATTCCATGCCTGACTTTACGACAGCCATGCAATTGATTGGAGCCAATCCAATTGGCAAGGCTTACGGTGCGTACTACGTCAGAAAAACCAAGACAGCATTCTCCAATACCGACATTAATGATGATGATTCAATCGTCAATATCTACCGCACCGGGTCGTTGGACGCTGCGGCGAAGAAGGTTAATACGGGTGTTGTGAGGTTACCAAAGTGTGCGGAAACAAAGGAAATACAGAAGCAGATGAGCAATATTAAGCGCATCACAGCAACCAATAGTGACGGGGAGCAGGTCAACACTTGGGTCAAGACTGGGCCAGAGCATTATGCTCACGCATTAAATTATCTTCTGATTGCTGACAGTTTGTGCGATCATCGCGCCATAACGGGTGTGGTTCCCTCTCTGCCGAACATTGCAAAGGCGAAGATGAGAGGTCCATCTGACGATAATCAAACCAAGCTGACGGTATAGAAGCGATATGGCAGATACAGGAAAGGTAGTCGCATTACCCAGACGGTTAGCTAATAAGGCGTTCTCGAAACAGCCGGGGTCTGAGGTCGATAAAGGCCAGCAGATTGCACCAACTAGCCCGTTTTTTGTATCACAATCAGTTCGCACCCTGCGAACTAACGGACGTACTCAAGAAGCCATTCGGAAACTTGCCAAGGAAGACGGTACGGTTTCTGCGGCAGTGTTTGCCATGGTGCAAGTGGCCATGTCAGGTTTCACTGTCAAGGCATACAACACGGGTGACAACTTACATTCTCCTGAAGGTACTGAACTGGCACGATCAATCATTGCCTCTATGGACACGCTCTATGACTACACCAAAGGATATGCCGATAAGAAACCGATTAACGCAATTCTTGAATCTGGAATCCGCGAAGTCATACTTACTGGTGCCATTGCTGGCGAACTGGTTCTGGATAAGCAGCGGCTTCCTGATCGGATACAGCTGGTAGCTCATGAAACTATCCTCTGGTATTCCAATGGGGATGAAGGCAAGTATCCGAAGCAACAGCCAGCAGGTGGCGGCGAAGAAATCGATTTGAACATAGCTACCTTCTGGGTGGCAGAGATGCACAAGGAAGCCACACAAAAATATGTTGGCTCCATGTTAGAAGCTGCACTCAACTCCTCTTTTTATTACACAGAATTTATTGAAGACATGCGCCGAACTGTGAGGAGGGGTGGGCATAGTCGTCTGGTAGCCAAGCTCAATACTGAAATGGTAATGGCTGCAGCGCCACAAGAGATTCAGGACGACCCGGCCAAGATGAAGATCTTTCTGGACGATACTCGTTCTGGTGTTGAAGATATCATTTCAAGTCTGGAGCCTGAAGATGCAGTCGTATCATTCGATTCCGTGGAATTCGATAACCTTACAGCCGATGGAGAAAAAGCAGACTACAAGGAACTCCTTAATGCTTTGTCGGGGGTGCTTGCTACAAGTCTCAAATCTCACCCTTCCATATTGGGTCTACGATTGTCGGGAAGCCAGAGCCTGTCTAATACGGAGAGCCTCATCTTCCTGAAGACTGCCAGAGCTGCCCAGGTGCCGGTTGAGACATTCATGTCTCGTGCGTTAACATTGGCGGCAAGGCTGTACGGAGCTGACGTTTATGTTAAGTTCCGGTTCACGCCAATCGACATTCGGCCGGAGACAGAACTTGAAGCATTTAAGACGATGGAGCAGGCAAGGATTCTTGAGCAGCTATCTCTTGGTTTCATCACTGATGAGGAAGCTGCCGAACTCTTACATACTGGTCCAAGGCCAGCCGGGGCTCCAGAATTGAGTGGTACTATGTTCACAAAGAATACTTCTGCTGATAAAGCAGAGAACGCATCGCCCAATGCAGATCCGCAAGGTCGTGCATTACAACCTGACACGCCTAAAAAGGGCGGCGGAGAGAGTCAATGAAAATTAAATCAGCGGAGTACTGGCTAGGAAGTTTTGAAAGCTATCTTGAATTTCAGGATACTTTACTGCGTCTGGACAACCTGACCGGTGTCGAGATTCAGGCTTTTCAGCAAGGCCGGGATGAAGACCAGCCTGACTTCGGTGATGGTGATTCTGATTATATGATGACTCGTGCCGGCAACGTGGCCGTGATCGACATCAAGGGATCTCTTACCAACAAGCAGTCTCCGTGGAACCGTTATATAGGCATTACCTCTTACCCAGAGATTAAGAATGCTGTGATCGAAGCGGTTAATGATGAAAGCACTGAGTCTATCTTGTTCAGCATTGATAGTCCCGGAGGTTCCGTATCAGGTATCAGCGAATTGTCTGCGTTCCTGACAGATGTGAAGAATGACCACATGCCTATTGAATCTCATGTAGGTGGGTCAATGAACAGCGGTGCTTACTGGTTAGGTTCAATCGGTGAGAAGATTACCGGTACACGACTGTCTCAGGTTGGTTCTATCGGTGTCATTTCAGTTCACATGGAATACTCCAAGATGCTGAAAGAGAAAGGCATCGAGACCACGGTCATACGCCAAGGCAAGTACAAAGCCCTGGGAAATCCGTATGAGCCATTAACAGAAGAAGCCAAATCCATAATTGAGAAGGACATGGAAGTGGTGTACAACGAATTTATTGGCACTGTTGCCAGTAATAGAGGAGTTCCAGAGGCTGACGTTAGAAATAACATGGCTGAGGGACAAGTCTTTTGGGGTGTAGATGCGAAGCGAGTTGGATTGATCGATGAAATTGGTACGATTGATTCGGTTGTGACGCAGATGCACAATGACCATAATGCTACCAACAATACTGGTAGCCCTTTACACGCAGGTGAGTTAACTATGGGTAAACAAAGTACTCAAGTCTTAACTGAAGGATCAGTGGCGGCAATTGCTGCTGGTGTCTCTGTGGAAGATGCAGCCTCTGAGCTTGGGGAAACACTCCCTGCAGGTGAAGAAGCTGTAGATACTTCTGTAGCAGATGCCTCTACTGATGCAACAGTGGAAGATGAAACAACAGGTGGTGCCGAGAAAGATATGGGTACTGAAGATAATAATGACGCAGGAGGTGATTCAGAAAGCGGAGCAGAGGCAGAGGTTTCTACCGCATCTACCGTTGATAACGGTGTAGTTGATCTTCTTAAGTCACAGTTGGCCGATGCGAATAGTCAGGTTGCTGATTTACGTGTTGAGAACGGAACCTTGAAAAAGGATAACGATTCTCTCCGCGTTGATCATGAGCCGTTAAAAGCTATCGCTATCGAGGCAACACACAAGATGCAGATTGCACTGGGCGGAAGCGCCACAGACATGTCGCATATCGGTGCTTCAGCCGTTGTTGGTCAGTACAAGTCTGTACAGGCCAGCTTCGCTGAGCGTTTCAAGGTTGGTGCTAGTGCTGAGTCTGAGAATCAGGAGGACGCTGAAGTCGCTCCTGCTGTGAATCACGCCGCAGTCTCGGCCACCAAAATTTCTTAACAGAGGGTAATAAAATGACTGATTTTGTTTTTACACTATTAGTAAATGACCCGCCTGCTACGATCTTATCGGCAGCTCTGGGAACTGGTGCTAACGCATTTGGTTCTGAGACTGACATCGGTAAGGGCGTTAAGCTCGGTACTAGCCAAAACTACGTACTGTGTGCAGACGATGACGAGATCGAAGGTGTTGTTGCTTCGGTTGAACCTTTCAATGTGAATGATGGTTTCACTTTCGGTACGGTGCAAGTTGACCGCCGAGTTGAAGCTGAAGTTGGTGCGTCCCAAGCGGGTGCTCTGGCTGTCGGTGCGCTTGTCGTATCGGACGTTCCAGTTGCAGTTGCTACAGACGGTGTTCTTACCGTTAAGGCTGGTTCTCCTGCGACATTCAAGTGGCGTGTACTTCGCCATGTAACCGGTACTGGCGTGACGGGTGATACCGTTCTGCTGGAACGCATTTAAGGAGACCTGACATGGGTAAAGAAGCACAATTTAATTTTGTCGGCAAAGACGGCAAGAGTCAGGAAGTTAAACTGGATGTTACTGAGTACAAAGAAGCTGGCCTGAAAGGTTTAACCCTTTCTCAGCATCTGGCTACGAAGTATCCAGCGGATACAACTCGCGGTAGCACCATGGAGCAATTCATGGCATCTGCTGGTATGTTTATCCGTCCTGACAAAGCTACCGGCTTACGTCCTCCTACAATGGAGCAGGTTCTGAATGGTGGTGTTGATATGAATGTCGGTGCGATTAGTCGTAACGATGGTTCACAAAACAATACTGTCTCTGGCCGTCTGTTGTTCCCTGAAGTGATTTTGCAGCTTATTGCATCTGAGCTTGTTGAGAATAAGGATGATTTCATCAACGGTTATAACAGTCTGATCGCTCAGACTCAAAACGTAACCAGCCCTAAGGTTGATCAGCCGGTTATCAATACGACTGCACCTGAAGATAGTGAATCACAGCCGATTGGTCAGCTTGCTGAACCAGCCGCTATGGTTACGATCACTGTGAGCGAGAAGTCCTACCGGATTCCTACGCACAGCATTGGTCTGACTGTCTCTGATGAAGCTCTTGCAGCAACTACTCTTGATCTGGTCGGCTTAGCCGTTTCAGCTCAGGCTCGTGGCCAGCGCATTCGCAACATCGAGCAGGATCTGTCTGGCATGATTAGCGGTGACGTTGATCGTGGTGAGACTGCCCTAAGTTCAATCACAGCACAGTCTCTGGACGCGCTCGTGACTACTGCCGGCAATCTGACTCAGAAAGCATGGATTCACTACCTGCGCGATAACTATCAGACCATGACCGTTACTAATATCCTTTGTGATATTGATACCGCACTGGCTCTGGAATCTCGTACTGGTAAGCCTATCTATTCTGGCGATGATCCTCGCTCTCCTCGTATCGATTCGT